AAGGTCATGTAGCATTTTAGTCCATTCTTTTTATATGGTTCTGGATTTTGCTTATTTACATTACCTCTATACATAATGTATGGTTCGCCAGTTTGTCTACGTTTCTTAAGCAAATTCATCCATTTCCTTCTGCATTCAGGGTCACCTGCTTCAAGATTTCTCATAAACTTATCACCTACAATAGCACATTGATGCATATTTAATGATTGTCTATTCACGTCACCTTTAGGTTCTCTGATCTCTAACCAATCATCAAAATCTTTATGGTCAATATTTAAGTTTACACTTGCAGCTCCTCTTCTTACAGCTCCTTGATTAGTAGCAAGGATTGTAGAATCATATATCTTACAAAAAGGGACAACACCATCACTTGTTCCATTACCTGTAATTGAAGCTCCTGCTGGTCTAATCTGATTTATACCAATACCTACACCGCCTCCATGCTTAGCCAATAACATCATTTCAAGATTTTTTCTACCAATATCATATATACTATCAGCAACATCGATACCAAAGCAACTAATTGGCAATCCCCTTTCCAGTCCTGTATTACTTAGCACTGGACTTGCAAGACACAGCCAGCCTTTCCAAATATAATCAAAAAACTTTGTTGCTAATTCTGGCTTACCTAATCTTTTTGCTACTGTAGTACAAACTCTCCAGTATGCATCTTTTGGTTTTTCACCATTGTGTAGATATCCGTTTGATATTGTTTGTACATAAACTTTATTATTTGCCCAACTTGGAAAATCTACATCAATTTCCCATCCTAGTTCTTCTGCATGATTTTTCATAAACCTCTTCCCTTTCTAAAACATATCATCCCAATCATCACCCTCACCAGCTTTACTATAGTCAGTAGGGCGAATACTGAAAAAGTCAGTATGAGTGTGCCCGCCAGTAAGATGATAGAACCAATCCAGATTGCTAGCTTGTTCCTGATTAACCACGAATACTTCGCCATAACCTAACTCCCTTAGTTTGTCATTTGTTCTTTGTTTAATAAATTCTTTTAAGTCTGAAGCTTTAAGATTTTCCAGGTCTCCCATTTCAAACATCTTATCTATAAACTTCTCTTCTAATTCTACAATTAATTTTGCAGCTTGTATAATTGAGTCTTTTGATTGTTCTCTTAGTTCAGGATACTCCTCGCACATATGATTAAACAATTGACAACCCATTCTGCTATGAAGAGACTCATCTCTTACAGACCATTTCATTTGTTGCCCAACACCTTTTAATAAATTTCTCATCTGAAAAGAATAGAGAACAGCAAAGGAGCTATAAAGACTTACGCCTTCAGCAAATGCACTAAAAATAGCTAAACTTCTTGCAACTTCTTGTCTTGCCTTTGAGTCTTTTGCTAAATCCTCATGTGTATAATCAGCACTTGTATTCATTAATAAATCAAACTTATCTGCAGTAGCTGGTTCATGTAAAAATGCCTCAAAATCTTCTAAGCCTAATGTCTCGTTAAGATATGAGTATGCAACTGCATGAATAGTCTCTTGTGAGCCAAACATCATTGACATTTGTCTTATTTCATGTTTTGGAAACCATTTCGTAACCATTCCAGTCCAATAATCAGATACGGCACATTCTGTTTGTGCAAAACCTAAAAGTATATTTCCTACTAAATTTTTTTCTGCTGGATTCAAATTTTCTTTCCAGTCCTTTACATCACCTTGCATTGCTATTTCTGTATGCAACCAAAATGCTTGTGCCTGTTTAAGCCAACCTTCTGTGTAGTATATTGGATACTCAAATGGCTTAAAAGGCACCCTTTCCTCAAAAAGTGCCATATAATTCTCCTATTTTATTTTGTTCAACTATAATTATCATTATATATGTATATTAAGATGGATTCTCATTCAATTCATTAAATTTATTTTTCAATAATTTTCTAGTTGTCTCTTCATGATTATCCATCTGCTTTTGTACCTCTCTTCCCTGAACAGATGATTGTGCAAAAATTTCAATATGACCATTTGACGCATTCATTTTGCTTGGAAGCGTAATTCCATCTGGTCCAAATCTATTTTTAATAACATGCCATCTACCTGTTCCATCAACCTTATCTTCTATTTTTCTACTTAATGACACAACAAAATCAGCTGTCATTATCTTAGAATATGATTCTGCAATTTTATCTGCTTGAATTACATCTTCTTGTAAAGCACTTCTATTTGCTTGTGATGCTGTCCATACTGGTATCTCTTGTTCACCAGCTAAACCTCTAAGGTCTTCATATATATTACCTAATTGTATTCTTAGTTCGTTTGTTTTACCAGTACCTCTTAATAAATCTGCATAATCTACTATAACAAGGTCTGGATTTATACCTTGCATTCTTGCTTTTTCTATGTGTGCAGATATTGTATTTACAGATGCACCTTTTGTTGGATAATACTTAACAACCAAATTACCTTTTATGCTTTTGAGCTTCTCCTTTACATCATCTATATTATATTTAAGGTTTTGTGCAGCAATACCAGTAAATACTGAGTCATATCTTAATCCTACATATGCTTCATTTAACTCTAGTGTATAATGTAATACTGTTTTTCCAGCTTTAACAGCATTTGCAGCGACATTAACTAGTGCCCATGACTTACCAATACCAGCTGGTGCAACCATTACACCTAGCTCACCCTTTCCTAAGCCTCCGTCTGATAGTTCATCAATGACTTCCCAGCCTGTTGTACATGTATTTCTAACAGATTCTGAATATCTTTCATCAATATTGTCCATATACTCATGGCCTAAATCTCTTTCTGCACCTGCCTTCATAGCTGTATCTATTAATGTTTTTATAGATTCATACTCTCCATCTTTAAGTAGCTCAACAGACTTTATAATTGCACCTTTTAGATTTTGATTTTTGCAAAAGTCCAATGTTTGTTGCTTTACAAAATCTAAATCTTCTGCCCCAATATATCTATAGACATCTTTTAGGTGTTCAATAACAGTCTTTTTAAGTACATCATTATCAATTTCAGTTACTTTTACTTTAAGCACCTCTTTTGTAGGTGGAGACTTAAATTCATTAAAATACTCTTTTACAATATCTACTATAAATTTATTTGCATCATTTTCAAAAAATTTAGAATCTAAAATATCTATAATTTGCTGTAAGAATGCTTTGTCTGTAAACAAGCATGTTAGTATCTTAATTTGAAAACTATAACCGTATTCTGATAATTTATTACTCATCTTTTCCCCCTACTATTGCATAAGAATCTAGACTTCTCCATGTGTCTTGAAGCCAAAATTCTGGATTTTTCATTGTACTACTTATTCTATCCTCTAAGAACATAGTTAAAAATTTAGGCTTATTTAGCCTTTGTATTGGCCTTTTAACTATATCCATTATTGATGACTTTGCATAACCAGATATATCTACCTCCCTTAATTGCATAAGTTTGTAGTTTAGTCTTAGCGTATCACCACTATCAGCTATTAATGATAAAATCTTTGCATCATCTCTATTACTTTCTGCATGTTCTATTATATCTTCTACTGATATCTTTCTATCCTCAAATATTATTGGCATCCTTTTTTGTAGAGTTTTTAGTCCTGTGCCTTTTACTCCTGGAATATTATCTGAACTATCACCTAATAGTGTTCTATATTCTAAAAAGTTTTTTGCTGGTACTCCAAACTCCTCAAGGATTGTATCCTCAAAATAGAATTTCTTTTTTGTTGGTGACCAAACTTGAACTTTATTATTAACAAGCTGTAAATAGTCTTTGTCAGTTGACATTATAAACTTTTGTGAATCTGGATATACCTGTTCACATATATAAGCAATTGCATCATCAGCCTCTATGTTTTCAGTTGCTAATACAGTGACAGGTAATGTTTCCAGATATTGAGTTAACCTTCTTATTTGTTGGCCCATTGCTATTTGTTCATCGCCAACATTTCCGTAGTTAGACATTCTAGTTAATCTTGTTCTAACTCTTCTATTTGCTTTATAGTCTGGAAAAAGTTTTCTGCGTCTTGCACTTCCACCTTTTCCATCCCAACAAATAATAACTCTTGTAGGTCTTATATTTCTAATTGCATAACCTATGGACTGAAGAAAGCCGGTCATACCACCAATATGAACTCCATCGTCATTAGAACTTGGGTTGACGGCAAAGCTTCTGATAAATGTGTTCAATCCATCAATCAATAAAATTCTACTGTTTTTGTGAGTTTCCTCAGTGGTCTTTTCAAGACCGTCAAGTATCCTAAAATACCTCTCTCTTCTATCCATAATTATAACCTTTATTTATTTTTAACCTGTTGGTACATCATCATTACCAACTTCAATATCATCAATACCAAATTCATCAGCCTTATAATTCATAATAAGAGCATCACAAATCATTTTGTAAATTCTCTCTTTATTTGACTCATCCTTTAATACTCTTGATTCAAAGTCTTTTGACTGAAATTTAATTTCTTCGCCTGTTTCTGGGTCTTTATAAGTGTACCAAGCACCAGATACTGTGACCAATTTATAGTCCTTTAGTACCTGTAGCCACCCTCCTATATCATCTACACCAGATTCAAAAAAGATATTAAATTCTGCAGTTCTTAATGGTGGTCCCATTCTGTTCTTAACCACTACAGCCTTAGTTTTAATTCCAATAACTTGTTCCTTGCCATTAACTTTAGCTTTAATTTGTCCAGCTGCCTTTAATCTTAATCTGCAACTAGCATGAAATTGTAATGCCTTACCACCACTTGTTGTCCAAGGGTCTCCAAACATTACACCAAGCTTTTGTCTAAGTTGGTTTGTAAATACACATGCTATTCTTTGTCTACCAATAAGATTTGTAATTTTTCTCATTGCCTTTGACATTACAATAGCTTTACCAGTAGACCATCCATCTTTGTCATAGTCTGCTGATTGTTCAACTTTAGTGGTTGCAGCTGCAACTGAATCTACAACTATAGAGACAAGTTTGTCATTATTAGATTCTCTTGCCTTAAGAATTATAGTTTCCATTACTTCAAAGATGTCCTCGACTGTTTCTAATTGTATATATAACATCTTTCCAACATCAACACCAATAGCTCTTAAGAATTCCTCATTCATTGCATTTTCAGTATCAATATAAACTGCAGTTCCACCTTGCTTTTGTGTATTAGCTAAGATATGGGCAGAAAGCAGCGACTTACCACTAGCCTCCATACCCGTTATCTCAGTTATTCTACCAACTGGAATTCCACCATTTGGCCTGTTAGCAATAGCTAGGTCAAGAACAGAAGAGCCTGTACTTATCCACTCAGTTAAATCTGTTGGTGTATCCTCAGAACCATCCAAGAAATAAGCAACCTTAAAGTCTTTGAACTTTTTATTTAGTGAGTCAGCAAGTACATTTGCCAAATCATCTCTTTTGTTTTTCTTAGCCATATACTACCCCTTAGTTATTATCATTAAACAAATCATCAAATGCATCACCAATGTCATCAGTCTTTTTAACACCTGCTGGTGTTGCAGCTGCTGCTACTGGTTGTGCTGTAGTTTGAGTTTGTTCCTCATCATCGCCACCATCTAACCAAGTTTGTAAAGCACCTTTCAAAGTATCATAGTCAACTTTTTTATAGATATCATGGATATCTTGTTGACCATTCATAATCTTATCAGCTACATTTTTATCCTCAGTTGCTGGAGTTTGATTTGGTTTAACCATAATTGTAGTCTTAGGGAATCTTTCAGTTCCTTCAGCTGGATGAAAAGTCACAACTACATCTCTACCACCAGATAAATCTGTAATGTCACCATAATCAGGGTCAGCTATAAATTGTAAAAGTTCCTGATATACAGTCTTTCCAAATCCCCAGAATTTAACACCTTCTGATTCCTGTCCTCTTACAATAACTGGAAGATAACATCTCATTTTAGGTTCCATTTTCTTACCTAATTTCCAATCATCTCTATTACCTGATGATTTTAATTTTTCAGAAAATTCTACTACTGGGTCTGCCTCACCAAATGTCACAGGTGACAAATAGTTCTTCTTACCTAAGTCATAGTGAAAGTATAACTCGATAAACGGGTTATCCTTATTATACTGATAAGGTACTATTCTTACCTGATTTTTGCCTGGTTCAGGCTTCCATAAATTGTTTGTACGAGTCGTTTGACTCTGTAAATTGTTGAGCTTAGCTCGGATTGCATCTAAATCAATTGCCATTTTTTTCTCCTTTTAATTAGTTATTTATTGATTCAACATTAATATAACAAAAATTTCTTTAATATGAAACTTCTGTTAAAACTTTTTTATATTTTTTTATTGCCAATTCCTTGGCTTTTGCCTCGACAACAACATCTATGTCAAGTCCATAGTCATTAATATCTGATGTGATATAATCAGAATGTGCTTGTGGACGAATTGACTCGTCCATTTTTTCTTTTGCTCTACTTTCGGAATAATGAGTGCATTGTTTTACGCCTTCTGGCCACGTTGATGCAGCAAGCTTTAGTGCCTGCTCCTCTGTGAGCCCACCTGTACAGAATTTGTGATGATAGTAATCGAACACAATTGGTATTCCTACAACCTTGTAGACACCTTCAAATAAATCCACAACAGAATACATATTTGCTTTATCATCATTTTCGACTGTTAGACGTGATCGCACACCTTTTGATGTTTCTATATAATTTTTACAAAACCTTCCAAGTGCTGATTCTTTGTCGCCATAGGCACCACCAACATGAATGTTGATTTTTGCCATACGAGACCTTGGTAAACCCATCATATCCATAATTTGTGATGATTTATTTAATTCGTTAATTGCAGAATCAACAACCTTTTGATTTGGTGATGCAAGAACACAGAATTGACCTGGATGGAATGAAAGACGTTGGCCATTATCCATTGCCAATTTACCAGCATCCTTTAGTACCATAGAAAGTTCTTCGTAGTCAGGTAGGTCTGTAAATTCGTATTCAGACATCCACGGAAATATATCTGAAGGCATTCTGTATACCTTAATATCATTTTCATTATTCCATTTAATAATTTCCACAAGGTCGCGAGCATTTGCAAGACATAGTTCAGATACATAGTCCAAGCCTTTTGCATCAAATGTACGCCGAATCATAGAACGTTTTGCATTAATACCTTTTTTACGTAATTGCATGTTAATACATGCGTATCCTAATTGTTTTGCCATACTTATAATATAATAAATTTATGCCGTTTTCCAAAATAATTGTACACAAATTATTCCTGTAGCTAATACAAGAGATGTGAATGTTTTTAAGCTAATTCCTTCTCCCATCATCCACCATGTTATTAGTGCATAAGATGATATTCCTAATGCAAATCCTAAGAATCTACCTGGCCATAATAAGCCATCAAAGTGCTCTACACAGTATTTTGTTCCATATATAAATGTATATGAAATTATACTTCCTAATGCAATTGCTAAAATGTGGGGATTTTTCTGGAACCATTCCCATTTGAATTGTCCATTTAACTGGAACCAGATTAATGTGTGGCCAACCAAAAATAAGATGACCGATAGTAATAATTTGCTCATACGACAGTTTTTATTTGTTATTGTTTATTTGTTACTAATATAATAAAAATTCCGCAAGAAAAAAAATTTCTAACGAACTAATTTTATATAAATATCACTTTTTTACTTTAATGTGTATAATTTCACTAACTTCTGTATCTATTCTTTTAAGGCCATCCTCTCCAGTTAATAGCATACAGTTTCTGTAATTTTCCCAATCTACTTGGTATGAAGTGTCCAATACTCCATTATTAACAGATTCAATTAGTCTATTTAATGCATTAATTGTATATAGTGTATTTGTATTTTTCTTTCTATGTAAAGATATTGTATTTTCTAATATTGTAATATCTGTAGATGATTCTACATTATATGTGCACATCAGGTCACTTGAGTTATCTAAATTTTTAAGGACAAAAATCTTATTATATAAGACATCATACGTCTCTACTATTACATCTACAGTCTTTGTAAGAGCTTTATTGCTTGAAAATGTACATAGTAGCTGTGTTTTCATTATTGTGCAACCTTTTTATTTTTTATCATCCAAGGCCAAGTTCTAGTTGTTGTACCTTGAACACTAAATGTAAGTTTATTATCGCCACTAGATCTATATGCAATTTGAGTATAAGTTGGGCCGTCCTGTTGAAAGTCATTTAATACATATACACTATTATTTGTATATCCTGCAGATTGTGCGTTTGATTCAATTATTAGGCCTGGAATATTCTTTGACTTGAATTCATCTAGTATACTTGACTTTTTCTCTCTAAATTCTGCTCCTGAAAATAAATAACTATATGCTCCACTTCCGTCATTGCTCATATAAACCTTATATATTGGAAGATTTGTTGAGCCAAAGTGCATTTCTTTTTCCAGTTCAACAAAATCTTCTAAAATCTTAGAGGCAGTTTTTATATTACCAGACTGTCCACCCATCATTGTCTTCATTGTATCATAAGCCAAATAATTTACCATAAACTTTATTACAGTATTCGCACCTGGATTCCCTTTTGGAAGTTGTCCTGGAAAAGGGGGAGTAGAGCTAGGTGTTTTTGTTGTTCCATCACTAGGACTCACCTTTATGGCATTATAAGCCTTTATTGCATGGCCTACAACATCTTTATATCTTTTTTGATTTCCTTTATGATATTCAGATGTGACAGCCTTTGAAAATGTCCAAGCATTTAATTGTGGCTTTTTGGCTTCTTCTAATTTTAACCCTTTACCTAGCTTTTTTATTAAAACATCTGCGGGTTTGGTACTAGTCTTCTTAAGTGAGGATATAATTGATGAACCTATTCCCTTTAGTCTACCTCTTATAGCTGATATTGTTGATTGAAATTTATCTTTTAAGTATTTCAAACCTTTTTGAAAATAGTCTTTTAGGCCCTCATTTAATAAAAATTCACTATTTTCATACTTACCAATATCCTCAAACATGAAAGCAACACCTGCACTCCATTTTGGCAGACCATATCTTGCCTTAACTAATCCTGTAATTCTACCTAATTGTGCACCAGCTGCAGATTTTTTATTACTTATTTGCCAGAATATATCTCCTGAATCTGTTGTACATTTTCCATCACCTGTATATTTTACATCATCACTTTCTATATTTTTTATTAATGAGTCTGGTGAGCCTTTAACAATAATACAGTCTGGTGTTGGCACCTTTCCTCCAGCTTTTGCATCACCTAATTTTGGATTTTTATTATGAGCATTATAATATGAATCAATTTTTTTATGAATAAAATTCCAACCTAAACAACCTTTATCTGATGCAAATTTATATAGGCCATTTGCTAATTCAAGTGCCATAATTAAATCGGGAATGCTTTTTTCTATACCAGTAGCTACTGAACCTCCTGCCCTCATTTCACCATTTGATAATGCAGACTTCATAGCCTTTATTGCTTCTTTTTGAGCTTTTGCAGCAACAGTTTCATTTCCACTTAATAAGGAATTAATATATGGTTGAGGGTTAAATGATAAACCTGCTAATGCTGCAGATTCCAGTGTTGTATCCTTCCACTTTACACCGGCCTCCTCGCTTTTATAATGATTAAATTTACCACCAATTCCATCAGGACTTCCAACTATTTTATATATATTTCCTGAATCATCTTTTAAGCATACCTCGTCTTTTCCAGAACCTATTGTTGCAGTCCTTTCCTCTGGTACATCTTGCAGCTTTACCTTAGTTAATATTTTTGGTGTTGTTCCAAATCTTTTTTGCCACCACTTAACAGCATTAACCTTTGCTGAATCTTTAAGTGTCACTTGATGTCCAACTGTATACTTGGCTAAAGATATTGAAGCCTCTGTAATTAGCTCTTCTTCACTTAAAATCTTTCCAATCTCTACACAGAACCTTTGAAAATCTTCTATTTCGCTATTAGGATTTTTTATATTATGTATTATACTATTTGCTTCACCATTTGTATACCCAAAATCACAAAGCACCTCAGATAATACTCTTAAATGTTGTTTATTATTTGAGTCTGGACATCCATTTTTGACTCTATATGCCCACTCATTTACTATTTTACTAATACTAAATTTCATATGATTCCACTTGTCCGAAAGCCCATTCGTAAGCATCTTGTGCAGTTCTAAATTCACCTCTTGTTAGTTCTGCAATCCATTTGCCATTCTTTCTCTTATAAATAGCAACTATCCATTCATTATCGTGCGTATCTATTGAAGGGCTAACTTCAATCCAAAGCTTATCTTTTAATATATTGAATAACTTCTCCATTAAATATAAATATCAGACAAACTTCCGTAATTATTACCTATAGTGGTTTTTACTGGATACAACATTGCCTTTTCTACCTCCTTAATTCTTGATAGTTCATCTGGATGCATGTCAAAAACTAGTGCATCATAGATATAAAGAACTATTTTAGATTTATTAATTATATTAGAAACAGCATCTATCCTTAGAGTATTAAACTCTGTCTCATATGCCTGTATTATATAGTTAAAAAGTTTTTGTGGAGTCATCTTACCTAGATTACTTTTATAAAACCTTTTACCTCTTGGTGTTTCTATATAACCTGATTTATTATAAATATCCCAATACCTAAAAATTAGGTCGTTTATAAGTGAAAAGTACTCTATATGTTTATATTCATCTGGCAATCCCCCATATAAGATTCTAAATGTTATCTTTTTAGACTCTCCATATTGCTCATCTGTTAGTCTATCTGTATTAAAGTATTGCTTTCCTAAATACTTATGAAAACTCTCTTTTGGTGCCTTATAGTCTATAAGCTCTGCAATTAGTCGTAGATGAAATGCATCATAGTCCATCTCAACTATACTTCCACCTTTGAATCTAGATACGTATTTATCTCTTGTTCCGTCTTCTTTGTTTAGTGCTGCATAGTTTATTCCATTATTACTATTTGACGGTCTTCCAGTAGTTGTAAATAAATTAAATCTTGTCTTTTCATATTCACCATTAATCGTATATAGCTTATTATTCTCTATACTTCTAAATGTAGGTATTATATTATCCTTATAAAAATTAAAGATTTCGGTAGCAGCTACATCGGTATTATATAACTCATCATACTTATCGTTCAACAGAGACAATCTCTCTATGTGCTTTGTACGTGGAATTATCATATCAAGGTCATTTCTATTAGGATACAATCTTTTGTAAAAATTGTGTGCATTTGTTGTTATTGATTCTATATCAATATTTGTATTATATTGTAGATAATATAATAGTGAGATTCTATCTTCAAGCTCAACACACCTGCTAATAATGTCTTTTATAACCATGCTTATAATATAATAAAAAATTCCTAATAAAAAAAATTAGTAGCCAGAAGTATTGCCTGTTTGCATTGTATTAGTGCCACTACTTGGAGTATTATTTTTCATTGTTGATGTTCCAGCTATTGGTAATAATATATCATGAGCATCTGCTGTGTGTACCCTACCAACCATTGGACCTAATCTTGAGTGTATATGATAATAGCCAATATATTCATCTCCATTTGGCCTTTTATATTCTCTTCCAGATGTATATAAGTTTGATTCTACTGAGCCATCTCCTTCAATTGTAAACCTTTTATAATCTCCATTTATATACCTAGTTATTCCAGGAAGCTCTTTATCCGTTTTTAGTGTATATCTTTTATTTATCTTTTCAATATCTGCATTTAACTCACCAACCTCTGCAGATTGTATTCTGCTAAGTAGGGTTGCATTTGCTGTATTTGGATTTAAGTCTATTTTTTGTGGAGATAAATACCACTTCATTGCTCTTGTTTGATATAGACCTTTAGCTTTTGCCGTTGATTCTCTAAGCTTTAGAAATTCTTTTTTATTTACTTCAATTGGTAAATCATCATACCTTTTTATAAAGTATCTAACAAACCAACCTTTCTCGTAGTCTTTTTGTGTGGGTGCTATTGGCTCAGTATCTATTCTAAATTTACACATCACATCAACATCAACACCTTGTAAATTACTATAGTCAAATGTATCACTTGTCATTGCGTAGCCTGTAAATTCGTGTTTATCTACTAGTTCATCATATAAATCACTTTCAGTTAGATTACCGTCTTCTAATGCTTTTTCAAGTATTTCATCAGTATCTGGATTTGAATCTGTTGTTGGTAGTTTTTCTCTTAATCTATTTTCAAATGCCATAATTATCTCCTAAGAAGTTGCTACAATTTCCATATTACCTTCATCTATCAATGCAAGGTCAATTATTTCATATTTACCCGATCCGCCTAGTGATTTTGGATTTCTATGTAATTCAGTCCTCCATTGCTGAAAGTCTGGGTCATTTAAGAATACTTGACATCCGTGCGAAAAGTTTCCTACTCTACCACTATGTGGTTTCTTATTAGACCTATGTATATTTATTGACTTAGGAACATCTTCAAGAGTTGATGATGCTAAATCATGGATTAAATCTTTATTTCCATCTCTATATACTTGCAAGATTCCAGGTGGGTCTCTTTTTTCTGACCTATGTGCACCTGCCCTATAAGTTTCACTTTTTCCTCCGTGGCTACCGTGAACGTGAGCTTTCCAAAACCCTGCCTTAAGTATTGCCCATCCTGGCTTCTTTTGACCTGCCTTTGGATGACCTTTTGGATATGTATAGGGTACATCCGTTTTTAGTGGCTTAAGGCCTGGTAATGTTGTACAAGGAAATGCCTTAAATATTTCATTTCCATCCTCTTTATATGCCAAACAAAACCAGTCAATATAACCCATATATCCCTTTCCTACTCCTTCTGGCTTTCCACTTCTTTCGAGGTCTGCTATTCTTATTGCTGCAGAATTTACAAATCCATCTTCCTTAAACGGATAGTTTAATTTTTTATAGGTTGCCTTTAATGAAGCATAATTTAGGTATTCACTTGCTAAACCTTTGGCCTTTGGTGGTTTGTAGTCACCTACAGGTGTTGTACCAGTACTTTGTTTTCTTTCTACTGGGTCAACATCAATTATCCTTTTTGATTTTTTTGGTATTACTTCATTTGTTTGGCGCATTAGACACTCAACTGATGTTTTCCAAGCTTCTCTGTCTATTTTATGATTAACCTTTGATACTTGAAATAATGTTTGACCTGCATATCTATCTGGAAGAACACCTCCTTCACCCTGTGGTGCTAATGAAATAGCATTACCCATATAAAAGCCAGATATACCTTCTATATCAAATGATAGCTCCATTGGTAAAAGTGTTGTTTGTAAACCTGCCTCTGCACCAAACATCATTTCAGATTTTATATACTCCTTCATGGTATCTGCACAAGATTGTCTATCTTCTGTTGCGCCAGTTATTATCATATACCAATAATTATAACAAAAGTTTTTATACTTAAAGTCTGGTGGTATTGCACCTGAAACTCCCATGATTTCTAATTGCTTTCTATAGTCTTCCCATTCATCTATAGATAGAGCAAATACAGCTGATTTGCCAGACTCCTCAACCTTTTTTTCGTACTCTTCTTTTTTCTTTTTTGCCTTTTTATATTTTTTTAATTGTTCAGCATTTTCACCTCCAGCACCATCTACCCACTCCTCTTTTGCTTGCATAGTAAACCTATCTTGTACTCCTACTCCATACAACTTAAATATTGCACTATCTTCATTTCCTGTATTTTCTGGTTCTGTTGCACACATTGCACACATTGCTGCATTTTTAATTGCATCTGGTAATTTTGATGTTAATTGTAAGCCAGTAATTATAGTAGAAACATTATTTGCTGTTAACTGGTATGTCTTTACTCCATTCTTTTCTTGCCTTGCTAAACCTTCTGCCATATTATTATCTGTTACTTGTATTAGTCCATTGTCATTTGGATTTGCCCTAATACTAAAGTCCCAAACATTACCACATGCATTATTTATACCATCTAAAAGGCCCTTTACAAAGCCTTCTAGTGTAGGATTGTTTCTATATGTCTCTTTTACAAACTTTGTATTTACCATTATATTTCTTATGTATCCTGCAGTATGAGATTTATCTGTTGCGAATACATCTAACATCTTATTTTTATATGACCATTGATAGAAAGACCTCGCACCTGTATCATCTTGTCTATATGTATCGCATCCAGTTGCAACACCAAATGTTGGTGAGTTTGTAGTTACTCCAGACTTACTTCTACTTCTACCATAGTTAATTGCCCAATACATAAAGTCTCCAGCAGTAAACCAGTTATAACTTTTTTCCTTATTTACATCTGGACACCAATTATCAACAATATTCTTCGCCTCCTCATGAGAGCAAGGCATACCAGACTGTCCTGGTAGGAAACAGACATCTGGATTTGTAGACCTAAGATGGGGGTGATTAATGCACATATTACTTAAAAATCTTTTTGTTTTCATGCCTTTTGACAGACCTCTGTGTGAGTGGTCATAATCACCGTAACTAGTATTTGTTGAAGAGTCTCCCATTTCAATAGGAAATACTTCATGTGTGCTGCTTATACCTACCACTGGATTTCCTTCACCATTTTTAGGTAAACCTGCAAGATTAATTATTACATCTTCAATAAATCTCCAGCTTACAAATGTTCCTAACTTTTCTGATTGCCATTGAGGGTCTGCAACCTCACCATCTTTTGACATTCCAGCTTGATAACCATAAGCTATGCCACAAAATGATTGACCGTGTTCTACACATGTAAAAGGGCCTCTCATTATTGTTCTATCAGCTTTTGATATTTTACTCCAATAACCACCCCCTGCAGACTTAGCAGCTTTTGTTGTTAATATAGGCCTTAAAGATAGCTTTTGGAATTGGTCTTCGTTATCTGGCTGTTCCGCTCCACCTAAACCTTTCATTGTCTTCCCAAAAGAGAACATCATACCCTCCTTAGCATAATCAGCAATATCTATTGTAGATTGCTTAGTTACTGAGCTACCATCAAAGTCCCAAGTTCCAGTATCACCTCCTTCTACCTCCCAAGTTCCCTTTCCACTTGAATTTTCTACTAGGAAGAGTATACCTTCAACATCAGATATTTTTTGCTCTTCACTTTCCTCTACGTTTGAATCTCCTGGACCCCACGGCCAATCCCAACCATCTGTAAATGTATTTGTCGTAGTTATTATACTAGCAGATAATACTGCAGTATCCATTGGCATTGTTAAAAGCATTCCGTTTGTACTTGTTACTTCTACTTCAATATCATATGCACCAGCTTCATCTATAGACCAATTAAATTTTGTAATAAGCCCGATTAAAGCATCATATCTTCCAGGCTTATTTCTATCAGTTCCTAATTCTGGAACATCGTCATATAATGTTTTTACTCCTAGAACCCTTTTACAAATATCTAATTGAATATCCATCTCACCACTTCCGTGGTTATATTTATCGTCCCAAAGGTTAATTGGGTCTCCATCATATGTACTCCAGCCCCATTGTACTAATACTCTTAGTCCTGGTACCATATAATATTTTTCTATCTTTGCAAGGTCTTGTGCTGTAAAGCATTTTAACTTTATCTTTCCGTATCTAATTGAACCTAAACCACCTTTTGCGTCTATATCTAAGCTAACAACACCTGCCTTTGGTAAGCCCCTGGTCTTTCCACCATAATACATATAGTTTCCCATACCTTTTGGGCCTTCAGTATCAGTAGTTACATCAGTCCTTTTGCCAGCCATCTTCGTTGAAGATACTGCTTCCCAATCTCCTCTTAGTTCATAGTTTTTACCATTTTGTCCACCAACAACTGCATTTGATGATATACTTACCCAAGGTGTCCTACCATGCATTTCTTTTATAATTTCTGATGTCTTATCATTTTTGTTCGCACTTTCATACTTTTCAATTAATTGAGAAATATTTGGGTGTAATGGGTCTAAAGATATACCCCTTGTACTTGGTGATTGTGCCATTAATAACCTCCTAGTCCAGTTGGAAGACCTCCTGCATCTTTTCCTTTTATGTCAAATGTTGACTTGTCTGCCGACTTAAGAAAATCATTTACATTACTAGGTATTCTTATTCTTTTTCCCATAGGTATTACAATAGAACCGTTTACAAAATCATTAGCTACTGCAATTACCCACCAAAGGCTTCTATCACCATAATATCTATTAGCCAATAAATCTAGTCTATCATACTTTTTTGCAATTATCCATACATCATTATTTGTTGCAGGTGCTGCTTGAAAGTGTGTAGTCTCATAATGACCACTGCCTTTTATTGTCTTTGCTGTTATTGAATGTCTATTCATAATTAAACCCTATCTAGCCAATCTTTTGTACCAAAGTTATTCTTATATCTTTGCACAAGGTCTTTTTCAATAATAGTATATTCAAAATCAACCTTTATTGCTCTTGGTACTCTATATGTTGAAACTCTACCATCTGCTGTAGTTGTATTTGTTGTTTCCCAATACATATCTTCTTCTATATTATATGTTAATGAGCTTAAGAATCCGGGTTGATTTACTATATAATCTCCAATTGTCATTCTCATAAGTGGAGCTGACATTTGATTAAAATTACCAGATTCATATTTTGGCATAGTATATCCTGCCAGTCTATTTAATTTTTGATACATTGACCTTAAGCTTGTTCTATTAATTGCATAAGCTGTAAAGCCTGAACCTATCTTTCTTGCAGCTGAGCCTTTATAGTGCCATACTGGTTCTGCCCTACCCATATAGGTTGTCTCAGACCATTCAGGTGCAAATGTATCTGTTATCCCAGCCAATGTACATCTAAATACCATTATATTCTTGTCTTTATCTATGTCTGAGAATCTCAGTTCTATTAAATCACCAGCACCTTTAAGTTGTGTCTCTGTATAACTATCTGTATTTCCCTCTCCACTTCTATCACTATTTACTATACCTATTTCATCTCTAGTTGTAGTGTCTAAACTTTCAGCCATATCTTTGCCATTCAATTCATAAGCATCTTTTACTGTTGTTTTGCTATATCCAAAACCTTTTGAAATTGTACTATCACCACCATCCTTTCTATATGGGTCTAATTCTGCAGGATTTGCAGGCAATGCCTCCTTTCCTGTTTTATAAACCCTAAAGTCTATTATGCTATTAATTTCTTTAGCAGTTATTGCCTGTACTCTATTTATATTGCTCATTCCATTATAAGCATAGCCAGCTGGTAATGTTTTTATATTTGTTTGGTCTAGTTTATCATCTGTTATTTCTACTCTAACTATGTCTGTTTTACCAATTCCATACGTAGAAGCTGGTCCAGCAGGAGCAGAAAGATATGGCCATGCCCCACCTTTAACAACTGCCTTACTAACACTTGCTGGATAAAATGCATCAGACATCATATTTAACAACCTATTATAGCTATTTTTGTAATTTCCTGCCTTGTCCTTATTTAGCGTTCTTCCAATTGGGTCTGCATTCCTTGTATATAATTCTGATTTTTCATTTCTGCTTTTTGCAACTTCTGCATATCTTTGTATTGAATTGGCATCTGTATTTTCCTGGCCAGGTATTATACCATGTCTGGTAAGATGGAGGCCTGCTGCATTACCTGCTATTTGTAATAAAGTTGTTGCAGGATTATAAACTCTTGTTGGCCTACCAGCAATTTGTCCTAATGATTCCCATCCTAATACTGGTCTTTGTTCTAATTTTGGAGCAGTAAGCTGTAAACCTATTTGTTGTGCTATAAATAATAAACCTTTTGGTCCACCAACCATAAACTTAGCTATTCTTAGTCCATCTATAACTGACCTTTCTACTACTGATATCCCTCCTCTTACTAGGCCATGTGGTTGTCCAAATATTTCACCACCTCTATGTATATAAGGTGATATACCAAAGCTTCCCCAAATTGCTGGCTTTTTTATATTATTTCTTTGAATGCCTCTCATAATGAAAGGTTCTTTTATCCAACCAGTTTGAGGTGAATCAGTTCTCATACTGAACTTTCTATATTGCTCCATTATAGTTTCTGATTCTTTCTCTTCTATTTTATTAAGATTTATTTTCGTATTAGATAAATCTGACTTATTTTGAAATGCATCTTTTCTAGAATCTCCTGATGTATCTGGTTCTAGCTGATGAGAAGATAGCTTTGCATTATAGAATGCTGCAAGATTTGTTTGTTGGTTTACAATAATCTGCCCTGAAGCTGGTATTTGTGGGTCGTTTCCATGTGCCATTAGTCTGTTCCTCCTCCAGTTGCTAATCCTATTACTTCACCTGCCTTTATTCCGTCAATATTAACTACACCACCTGCTTTCACTGCATCAATTAAGTCGTCTAGTTTATCAAGTATTGCTTGGTTTTTATCTTCTTTCTTTCCACCACCAACACCTCCTCCACCAAATGCAACCATTGCTGCACCTAATACTCCACCAAGTATAAGTAGAGTTGGTAGCATTGGAGTAAGCATTAATAGTGCAACTGCCAATCCTGCTATTGAAAGTGCTATTGAGCCTATTCCTAGTGCAACAGTAAATAAACCTGCACCAGCAGCTACAAGAGGTAATATAGCTTCAGTTAACATTGGTAGTGCTATTCCGAAAGCTATAAGAGTTTCAAGGAATGGTGATAATATAGCAATTCCAGCAGCAAACATTAACACACCAAAGCCAAATGCTGCCATTCCTAACCCTGCCAAAAACAGTCCTGGTGCAATAGCTACAAGTTTCGGTAAATGTGTACCAAAGAATTCTCCTACCATAGCCATATCTACATTTTCAAGTAGCATAAATGCTAATGCCAATGGTAAAATACCTAAACCTAATGCTGCTAATGCAGCAGCACCTGCAAATATCCAGGGTGCAAGGAACCCAAGTCCAGCAGCTATTAATGCTAATAGCGTAACTGCACCTATGAATGCAAACATTGTTCCAATCGGAACTTCTGCTATTAACCAAAATGCAAATGCAAGTGGTATAAGTGCAATTGCTAAAACTAATATTGCAAGAGCACCAATCAATATATTAGCTGCTAATTGTCCTAGTACTGCAGCTACAATTGCCATAAGTACTAAGGCACCTATTGCTATAAATACATTTGCCCAATTAATCTCATCACTTAGCTGTTTTGCTGCTAGTGCGAATACAAATAATGCAGCAGAAAGAATTAGTATTGCAGCTGCACCTTTAATCATATTACCAATTCCACCCTTCATTGCCCCACCAGTTTTTCCAGGTGTGGTTGTCTTATCAGTTTTAATTTCTGGTTGCTTTTGTTTATCTCCTAACATACCACCAGTATTTCCACCACCCATCCATTTATTCATTTTATTAAGTATTATTGCTTGCGCTACAGCTTGTGCTATTGCAAGACCAAATTGTGTCATTGCTTGCTTAGCACCTTCACTTATTGTTTTATTTTCTTTTAGTATTTCACCAGTAGCTTCGTAGTGTGCTCTTGCCTCTGCAGATAAATCTTTTATCTTTTCTTGATTTTCTGCCATCTTAATTATATCTGGGACTGACATATTTAATGCATCTGCTAGTGCTTGTTGTTCTATAACATTCATTGACTGAAATTGCTCTATGCTTCCTACGTTCTTAAGTATTTCTTTTAATACTGTTGCCTCATCTCCCCTTAGTGCAGCTGATCTAGCCTTTTCAAGATTTAATTTTCTACCAAGTAATACTTCAGCTGTCATTTGCTTTTCTATACTAGACTCAACATCCAATAAACCTCTTCCTGCATCTATTACTGAGCTTAATTCTATGCCTAATTCTGATGCACCCATTGCAGCTTCAACAAAGCTTTTAGCACCTTCCTTACCAAATCTAGCTATCTCATCCATACTACCAGCCATATTACTTAATACTTTAGCAGGTGCTACATCTCTTGACTTTGCAAGACTAATTGCCATATCATCTACATTAAGGCCTGCCTCCTTAGAAGCTTCAGTCATCTCTGCAGCCTGTTCAGCTGACATTCCAAATGCCTCAGTAAGTACAGCAACATTCATAGCTGCATGTCTTACTTCTTTTCCAGTAAGAGCTGTATTTAAGTATATTGACTTTACTGCAGTTGATGCCTCCTGTGCATCTACACCCATCATCTTCAATTGCACATTTACAGCTGTAATTTCTGCTCCCATCTTTGCAGACTGAGCAGTATTCATACCTAATTCCTTTTGAGTATCTCTAATTGCACTACCAAGCTTACCAACTGCTGCAATTAATGCAGACATTGCAACAACACCCATCATCTTTGGGTCTCTTGCTAGGTTTGTATATTCTTCGAACGACCTGCCAAATACTCCAAACTCTTTGTTTATCTCTGCAATTGCATCTTTTCTTTCTTTCTCTAGGTCTCCTATCGTCTTTGTGGTTTTCTCAACAGTTTCTTGGTCATCAAGCATACTTTTTATATTATCAGCCATATCGCCGAATATCTTATTTACCTTTAGCCCTTCCTTTGCAAGGTTTTGCATTAATGTGACCCTTGCTGTTTCTATCATCTGAGCTCTAGTAGCTGCATCTAAATTTTCACTCATTGCATCACTTAGAGACTTAGTGTAATTATTATATATCGCAGCCTCATCAGTTGACATCTTTTGTTTTGCCACTATACCATCGAGGATACTTGCAAATGATTGTGCCTCAGCGTTAGCTTCCTTATAGGCAGCAGCTAGCTGTTTGGCATCCATTGCTTCACTTTTAGTCTCTTTAGCCATAAATTACACCTTATATTGAGTTAAATTCTTTTTCAAAATTAGGAATTGATTTTTCAATGTTATTCTTAAAACCAAATGGTACTTTATCCCAGCTACCGTATTCTTTTTCTAGCTTTTTTGCAAGCTTTAATAAGTTATCATAAGCAGACCTTCTTTTCTTTTTAACAACTGCAACTTTTTGGTCTATTTCATAATTTTTGATATTTTTCTTTTTATCATAAACTTTTGAAGCTATACCTCTAACTATACCTTGTAGGTCTTTTAGTGGTGACCATTCACTAATATTGCCTTTTATCTCAGCTTTTATTAGCTCCTTAAGCTCTCTTCTTTTACTGTAGTTATTTGTCGACATAGATAATTCTCCTAATTAGTTTATTATAAATATCAATTAGGATAAATTATCTACGTCTAGATGGCATTGAAGGTTTAGAAGGCTTTGAATAGCTTGGTGGTCTTGAATTTGGAGACTTACCTTTTGATGCCCTCTTATTTGCTTCTGCTTCTGCCTTTAACTGTTCTTCTAATTCCTTAAAGTAGAATCTACGCAGCCAAATTGGGAGATTATAAACTTCTTTATGAGTAAAACCTCCGCCTCCATGATAGCATATCTGGAAGATTTGTTTGTGAAGGGCAGGTCTATACGCCGGCCCCAGGCCAAAAAAAGTTGACACCAAGTGGCATCTTAATCTTCTGCTCGTTACCTGTTGCTTCACTATAATACCAAATACTCATATCTACATCTGGTTGTATTTCTTGCATATGTTCTCTAAATGCAATTGAATCTTGTGCTAAAAATTCATTTTTAATAAATCTATTAATAGCAACTTCTGATTCATCTCCATCAACTGATAGAATCATGTATTTATATCTTACAGTGAGTTCATTTTTAGGGTCATCTTTCTTTCTACCCCTTTGATTTTTCTTAAGCTCTAATCCAATCTTAACCTCATCACCGTGATTTAAGATTTTCCACTTAATCTTTCTTTTTGATTTTGGTAGCTCATATTCAAACTGATTAAGACCATCAGTGTAATTTTTGCCCTCTACTAAGCCTGACTTTTGCTTTAGGTCTTGTAGGTTTACCTTTATTCTTTCTTTTTCATTAGTCCATGGGTCCATAATTTCTGCTTCATACTCAGCACCATAACCTAATATTCTTGCTGCAATCATAATTGCATTTTTATCACCAATTAATAGTTTATGATATGGTACATTACCCACAACAAGAGCTTTTAATAATTTATCAATTACTGTACCTTGCTGTATTAGATTTTGTGATGTTAAAATATCCTCTTCTTTTGCTGTCATATATTTTAACTCTACTGTTCCAGAACGTAATGGATTCCCCTCTTCATACAATACACCCTTTGATGGAAGCTCTATTGTCTCAGTTGGAAAATCATGCTCAACCTTTCCACCTTCCTTTTCAAATTCTTCAATAAGTTGTTTTTTGATATCTTCGTTTCCTGTGCCTTTTTTTGCACCTGGATAGTCGGTATTCATTTTACCTGCCATGTTTGTCTCCTTTATTCATAATTTAATAACCTATATATAAATATAACCTTAAGACGAAAAATGCCCCGATTTGGGGCATATTTTCTTTATATATCAAGTAGCGATTAGTATTGTAATACTGCGTAGTCGTATGCTAATTCTACACTAATATTAATTGGGTCATCAGTAGCCCATTCCAAGTCACCAAATGTAGCATTAACAATAAATGCACCAAATAGTGTCCATTCCTCTACCTTATCACCAACAGGACCTAATGTATTAATTGTTACGTTTTTCTTGTAAAAATCTGCATATCCTGCTCTACCAGTTACTGATTCATATCCTAATCTTACCCATTCCATTACTGCTTGAGCACCTGAAGGTACTACCGGATCGTACATTTCAATAGTTACGTTTTCCCACGTAGCCTTACCTTGAATCTTTCTCTTTGTATTGATGTGGTCTAATTCCTTCGCCTCAATAGCAATTGTTGGTCTATTTACTTTTTTACAAATGAATGAAGGTATTCCATCAACATACAAGATAAATCTATTCGATACCTTTGGTTGAAATGCCTGAAACATTAATTCATTTGGGTCTATCACTTGAGCCATGTTTTATCTCCTATTTATTATAAATATCATTAATCACCAAAAGTTGCACCAGTTGGTAAGACATTAAAGTCTATTACTATAAATTCAGCAGCCTTTGCTGGTTGTAAGAATATTTCACCTTTTAAGATATTTCTATCAATTACATCAGGTGTGTTATTTGTTTCATCCATTACAACTCTAAAAGCATAAAGACCTTGTTTTGATTGTACATCTGCCATATATGGATTTACAGCAGATAAGAATGTATTCCTTGTTGCAGCTGTGTTATTTTCAAATACAAGATATCTAGATGTAGAAGCAATGAACTTCTTAAGTCTAATTAATAATCTTCTTACATTTACCCTATCCATAGCAGATGCTTTTCTTTGAAGTGTTTTTTGTCCCCAAGCACATACACCTTGTCCAGGGAATGTTGCAATAGGATTAACACCTTTTTCATATAAAGTATCTCTATCAGAGTGTGGTAATTTTCTTTCAGCCATAATTGCAGAATCAAGACCTCCTCTGTTTAATCCAGCAGGAGCAAACCATTCATGAGCAACCTGGTCATTAAATGCATATACACCAGCCATTAAACAAGATGAAGGTACCCAAACTAATTGATTAGTTGAAGTATCATTCGTTAAACACCATGGGTAGTAGAATGCACCGTATGATGAATCAAATGAATCACCTTGAGTTGCAGCAGCAGATGGAGCATTTCCATGTGATACTGGGTCAAGAATTGCAAATGAATCACCTCTATTTTCCATTGTATCAAGTATTAATGATGTTAAACCTGAGTGCTTATTTGCAACTACACCTGGTACCAATAACATATTAATATCATAATCATCTGCATTACCCATTAAAATAATTGCATCTTGTAATTTGTCAAATGAAGTTGCAGTACCGTAGTTATATCCTTGTACATTGTATGTATCAATATTTTCATTCCAAGCAGCAGCTGTATTAGTCCATCCAGCACTTCCATCACTACCACCAGTAAATGAACCTGACCAAGCACCTCCTGCACCATCACTTGGTAATGAGGCAGTTAATGAATCCAATCTTCTTGAACCGTCTTCTAATAAATAATTAGGTGTAGCTTTTTCTACAGATTTAATTCTTATATATTTTGACTTGTTAACATATGTACCTGTTGTTTGTACATATCTAGAATCACCTGTTCCTGCAATTACATGAGTTTGATTTCCAATAACTCTTTCAATGTAATTTGAAGCATTAGGGTCAAGAGATAAATCGTTCCAAGATTCTAAAGCAACCTTTCTCTTTTTAGAGTCATCACCTCTTCTAACAAGAAGTGTAAATGTACCTTTTGTTTCATTTATATTATTAACTTCAAGCCTTAAATTATCTCTACTTCCACTTGCTGTAAGCATATGACTTGATATTGAACCAGAACTATTCATATTTTCACCATGTGCAAGTGTCTCAACTGTAAATGATGATGTAATATCTCCTTGGCTTGTATAAGTACCACTTGCAGTAGCACTTCCAGCATATGCAGATTCTGAAATAGGTACCTTACATGTTGCAGGAGTAAAACTACCTGATAGTACCCTTACAACTGTTAATGCGCTACCATTCTTTAAGTATTCTTTTGCAGCAATATTTGTTAAAAATGAGTAATTTCTTTTATCTGCGTCGGTTGAACCTGAAGTTACGTAATCTCCAAAGATTGAGACGAACTCAGTATAATTAGATACCATTGTCGGTACCATTGCAGGACCTTTAGCTGTTGGTCCAATTACCGCAGCACCAATCTCACCTACAGCTTGGGGTAAGAATGATAAATCTTTTTCCGAGGTAAATACACCTGGTGATACAATTTTCTCAGCCATTTATTTCTCTCCTAAAATTCTGTTAACATATGAAATACGTTTATGTATTCTATTCGTTATATAAATATCAAATAAAAAGTGCAAAATTACGATCTAGGAGTAAACTCTCCTTTTTCAATATCAATAGTTCCTTCACCATATTTTTCTTTTAGCTGAAGGCCTAATTCATCTTCGCTTTTTTGCAAAACTTCAAGCTCTGATAATATGCTAACCCTTTGTTTTTCTATCATAGCCTTTTGTATCTCTAAACCACCTAATCTATCTTGTACTTCAAGATACTTATTAGCTATGTCTTTTAATTTTGTTAATTCATCTGTTGTAAACTTTTTTACCATTATTGTTCTCCTATAACTATTTTTTATTAAATTTCAAATCTTATACCTGTTGTATCTCCTGGGGGCATTGTATTTGGAAAGTCTTCTTGTGGCATTGTTGATTCATTAATCTTTACTGCCATTGATGTAATTACATCTTGACTTTCAGCATTTAACTTCCTTTGTAGTACATCAGGTATTAAAAAGCCAGATAATGTTAGTGTCC